AAGAAGAGTTACTTCCAGAGTAAAATATTTTCCTCACCTATAATATAACCCAAAATGTCCAACTCACCAATGTCGAGCGTGAGCCTTGTTACCCAAGAATTGGAAACCCAATCCCTTAACGCGATCATAGCGGGCTTCAGCTTCGCGGCGGCGATGAGCTGGATTGATGTCACTCGCTGGATCACTCAGCAACTCATTAAGATGCCACGAAATGGCGGTGCCTACTACACTTTGACCGCGGTTGCCACCACCTTGTTGTCAATCATTGTCTACATGGTCATTTCTCGCGTGTCCTCTCGCGTGTCCAAGCCAGTTCAACCAGTCTTCGCGGTTACTCGCTAATCGGTGGAGGTCGTCGGCGCATGAGTAACATCAGGACAAAACCAATGAATACAATCACTCCAATGGAGATATACTCTTTCCATCTATAAGAATCCACCACAACTTCGGGGATACTTATTGGTGGTGGTAACTTCTTCTCGACAACTTCAAGTGGAACCTTTGGGAGACCTTCTAGTTTATCAGTAGAACCTGTAATTTCAAACTTTAAGATGTGATCTTGTCCTCTAAAATCATAAGGAATGAGACGTCCGTGGCTCATGTAGAAGAACTCAATTCTCAGGTCCTGAATGTACTTTTGCGACCCTTTGTAGAATTCATGTGTCAGAGGGTCATCCGCGTGGCTATAATTGATGACGTCCGTTCCATTGAGAAGAATGTGTCCTGTATAGAATGGTGTTACCGAGTACAGGGTTTTTGTAAATTCATCCGATCCAGCTGTCACGCGAAGAATGAGAGAGTTTGGTCCTTCCAAATTGATGGCACCGGATGTCACAGTGTCACCAGTAGTACTATTTTTTGACGAAAACCCTAAAACTTGATGAGGAGTTGTAAGAGCTGTATTGCTTAGATACCCATTTGTACCATTGAAAAATTCAAGTGCAAATGTATTACTAGACTCTGTATTGGAAAAGGTGAGGGCTTGTGTATCGGAATCAAATACAACTGAATCTATACACGTGAGGGGTGGTTGCATTTTAGTGTCCAGGTCACTCGCGAGTGTAGCACCACTCGTATAGTTTGTCTCATCAAGGGTAACTTCAATTGTATCATCGGGTGCACCAGAATCATAAATACTGAAAGTTTTGTTTGTGGAACAAATAGTCAATTGTGGTGTTGGTATACGAGCGGAGACCAATTTAACCTGACTAACATCATAAATAGGTTCCTTGAGAGTCACAACATAGTTATTAGCGTAAGTATATACATTTGTATCTCTCTCACCGGAATCTATATCAAGGGTATGAACCTTCATTAAAATACAGGCACAATATTTTAATGATTGTTTTTGTCTAATATGTACACCTAATAAATGTGGTGCGACAATGGGTTGTTCTGGAGTTGTCTCTTGGCGAGGTCCAAGCTTCTTGAATTGGGGTTCTCGTTACCCTTGTACGCATTGAATTGATGGAAAGGCTTTTGTTGGTAGTGTTGAGTCCATCCACCGTTCATTGGACCTGTGCGCCCATCCACACGGGTGCTATCCGTGCGAACTGTTGTGAGGGAACCTCGAGTTTGTGTCACATTCATTCGGCCTGGGTTACCCATACGATTCGCCTTACCTCTGCGATCCTCTGGGCGGAAACCATAGGCCATAAGTTCATCGTTTGTCTTGTTCATGACTCGTGCAGCTGCACTTGTCATGTATGCACCACTGAAGTTGGTAATACCTGGAGTCGCATGACTCGCATACGCAAATTGTGTATCATTTCGATCACTCCTGAAGCGAGTTGGATCTTGTGGCATTGTTTGGGCTGGAACAAAACGCTTCGCGGCGTTGTATCCAAGACCATCGGCTCGATGACCAGTTTCCGAACGATTTGTAGTCCTCTTCGTCTTTTCATGTTCCTGGCGTGGCACAGCACCCGACATACCTTGTGCGCGACCAGGCATCGAGGGAAGACGGCTTGGCAAATACGCCGTTGTTTCTGGCTTGTTGTGAGTCAATTCACCAACAATAGCAGATCGCCCACCTGTGACATCCGCAGCTGGACCGGATCGGCCTGGGAGCGTCGTAAGGCGGTACGCACCGACATTAATGGGATTCACACGAAACAATTGTTGGTGACCCCCATACGCTGGAACATTCGCACCCACACCAAGACCTGGACCAACCAACTGCTTCTCGACTGGTGAAAGATTATTCATACGCCCAGTGTCATACATACGATCTCTCATATTGTTCACTTCCTGACCCGAACTTCTCTTTTGTGCAACAATATCGGCAAAATTTCCAAGTTCCATCTTTGCTGAGATTTCTTCGGGTGTACCACCCAAATTTTCCTTAACTTCGTCGTACTCCATTGGTGGTTGTGGAGTTTCCACCACTGGAGCTTTTGGTGTAGAACCAACGCTCAAAGCTCTGCCAGCATAGATGAGACCAGCAACGGCTGCGAGTGAAATGGGATCAGCCATTCTTATTTTTTAGTAACATTTTTATTAGAGTATCTTTGCTGGAAAAGACCATTCTGAAGTTCCGCGCGTGTACTCGCTGGCTCATATTGCATTGTACGAAGGGGCACTTTACATTCCATGTTTGACAATGGGAAAAGGTTGCGTTCGTATGTTGGCACAATCACTTTACCAAAACGAGTTGTAGATTGTGGTCGAAGTTGATCACTCGTTTCAATATATTGTGCTGGAGAACCCTTGCCAGCCATGTATGGCGCTGTACCATACAACATGGTGTTTGGGCGGCATCCACCGCAGTTAATGGAACTGGGCTGTGGATACACGAAAACTTCTTCTGTCGCCTTTACCGGTGGGATAGCACCCACATTTTGAACAATCGCGAGACCCGGTTGGAGTTGATACGCCATTTATTATTACATGAGAATATTTATAATCTAAGATGGACCAATGCCATAACCTCTGTGAGAAACTCGACTATCACCCGCTGGATCGAGACCGGCGAACGCTTCAAGTTGAACACCTCGAGCATTGGGGTCACACATTTCTGGATTAGTTCGGCAATTTGCACCACCCTTAGATCCATAGAGCCACTCAGCAAAACCAGTTTGATCGCCTGGTATATTTGAAACGGGTGCAGTCACAAATTGACGAGCCGCACTATTGCGCTGGTACTGGGGGTGCGCTGAACGAGAACGACCGGAGTCATATGGAATACGATCGTCAAGGTACGACTTCACCTGTTTTCTAACAGTTGGATAATAACAGGCTTCGAGGCGATTTGGGGCATCTGTGTAGTCTGTCACGAGAACGTTACCCATTGGATTGTCTTCTGTGGGGAGTTGACATCCAGCGTCGCGTCGACTTGGAGCCATACCATATGTTTCCTCAACCATCTTTGACTTGTAGAGAACATAAAGAACACTTAAAATAGTGACACCAAGAACAAAAATTCGTGGGTCCCGGCGAATGAGATATACAATGCATGTCGCATAAATGACAAACCGAGAGGATGCGTTAATTCTGTCTTCTGGAGTTTGATCGCGGTTAGGCCAAAACTGTGCAATCTTATCACTTCGGATGAGCTGCTGTGGATCCTCGAACCAGGCCTTCATTTAGTATAGCATGAGGTTTATTTTTTACCAAGACCACCAAGCATGTTACCCATCATCTTCATGAGTGCGTCTTGGTCAATCTCACCCTCGGTCTGCATTTTATCAGCACAGTCCTTCGCGATACCTTCAATGAGATTGAGGGTTTCGGCTGGAATAGCGGTGATCGTCGTACCAAGCATGTAGAGGGTCTGGAGGTACTGCCATGTCGCAGCCTTTGTGTTTGAACTCATACGATCCCAGTAGCTCTTGATGTTGAGATCCTTAAGGAGATCAATCTTTTCAATCTCTTCGAGAATGAACTTCTCATCCTTGGCGGAGATCCTGTCGGCGTATGGGGCGACGCCCTTCATGAAGCCATCAACCACAAGGCGTGGATTCGTCTTCTTGAGCATTTCAAAAGAAGTGGTCATCTTCTTGATTCCGGTTTCATCTGGAAAAGTCTTGTGCAATTCCACAAGAAATTGGGAGAGCATGTCATTAAACGCAGACACAGACGCCATTTTCTTATTCGTAGGGTTAAATCTTTAAGTTTAGAAAGGTTCATTGGAAATAGCCTCTCTTTGACCAAGGCCGTTTGAGACTATGAAAAAGACAAGGATCGCGTTGAGGGCTGCTGGCTTGGTGTATTTGTTAAGTTCCAACTTGCCTTCGTTATTAAGCTGGGCCTTCACATGAATGTAACCAGCAGTGATCGCCGCGGCGATGAATGCGGCACTCATGGGGTCTCGGAGATATTCGGAGAGATCTTCCATTTAATTATACGCAGTTTTTTTTACACGCTGTTCTGGGGCATCCCCAAAGAAGACACCATCATCCTCTTCTGGCAAAGGCTCCTCTTCTGGAATCGCATGTGTGACTGGCTCTGGGGCTGGATCTTGAACACCTGGGACGGTCTTGAATTCATTCTCGAGACCCGTTGGTTGAACTGGTTCCTCCTCGGCGCCCATCATTGGCTCATCTTCTGGGAGTGGCTCCGGCTCTGGCTCTGGCTCTAGCTCATCGGCGATTTCTGGATCTTCTGTGTCATGTATTTCACCATCGAGATCAATGTCACGAGTGTCAAGTGTTTGAGACATGTAGGTCTGGAGGATTTCCTGAACTGGGATGAGCTCCTTTACGGTGGCTTCAATGCATATGGAGAAACGGCGGGTCAATTCTTCATCTCTCACATATTCACTTTGCTCTTCGTGGAAGACATATGGATCTTTGTACAAATCCTTTGCCGCGTTGTTGTAGCATGTCTGAATAAAAACTTCATTGGTTGGAAGCTTGAGACTAATTTTTTTGTTTTCCGCCTTGAGACGAACCGCAGAAAGGATCTTTGTACACGCAACAAAGACCGCTGCGAGGAGATCATTGAACCAAGCGCATCGATTCGCAATGTTATCGGTGTGCTGCTTCGACATGGCGTTGGACCAGTTTGGCACTTCCTTCAACAACTTTTG